GAGTTCTAATATGAACGAAACTAAATTGATGCCTACCGAAGAAGATTTATCCGCTAATGAAAGCATGTCGTGGACAAGCGCAGTCATGTTGATTGAGGGTTTGATCATGGATGAGGCTGAAGATGTGGAACATCAGGACGGCAGTCCTGAATTAGCAGACGAGATAAGAGCCGCATGGAAAAGAATACTTCAGGGATAAACAGAATCATCGTGAACCTAGAAGAACAGGAACGTGAGTTGCTGACCGCAGGTCTGTATGAGGAAGCAGAACTTGTGCGTGGTAGGTTAAACGTCTATAGAAGTATGATGTCTATGGCTCATACCATACTTTACGGAAGGGAAGACGATGACCGATAATGTAGTACACTTGAAAAGCAGACTTAACTTTACGAAGGATCCTGTGCCCACAGTTTGTGAGATGGCGGGGCAGATGCTCAAGGACGTTGTGATTCTGGGCGAGGCAGAAGATGGCACAATTAAGATGATGACCACTCAGCCTGATCCTGCTGAGATTATGTACTACCTAGAGAATGCAAAGTTCGTGCTACTGGCAGGGGGCATGGACTCAGAAGAATAGAGGTTGAGAAGCGATCCTCCAAGATGACTGGCGCGGGGTCTGGGTTTGCCCACGTCAACACACAATGCCCTAGATGTCTACCGTGTACGTCCCTCATTCTGTTTTATGGCGGCACGGGATAGATTAAGTCTGGCTTCTCGTAATGTATTAACAGAGTAATCTAGGGAACACCCAACACTATAATACCGGAGGTAATAATGTTCACATACAAAACAACACCATATGCCCACCAAGAAACGGCATTGCAAAAGTCACATGACAAAGAAAACTTTGGCTACTTTATGGAGATGGGTTGTGGAAAATCAAAAGTTCTTATCGACAACATGGCATGGCTATACGATCAAGGTAAGATTGACACCGCAGTTATCGTTGCACCCAAAGGCGTGTACAGAAACTGGCAGGTATCAGAGATACCGACTCATCTACCAGAACACATTGAATGTGAGGTATATGTATGGACTTCGAGTCCGAACAAAGCTGACAGGCAACGTCTATCAGAGGGGGTTGAGAAGCGTGAAAAGCTACGCATCTTGCTGGTCAACGTGGAAGGATTCGGAGCATCAAAGAAGGTCGCTCAATTTGTGGATTTGTTTACACGAGATTCGTCTTACCTACTTGCAGTTGATGAGAGCACGACTATTAAAAACCCGAAGGCCAAGCGGACTAAGGCTCTGGTCTTACTTGGTCAGAATGCATCGTACAAACGCATACTCACTGGGTCGCCAGTCACAAAATCCCCCATGGATTTGTACGCGCAGTGTGGATTCATGGACAAAGGACTGCTCGGATTCGATAGCTACTATGCGTTCCAGGGGAGATACGCTATCACAAGGACTCAGCGCATGGGTTCGCACAGCTTTCAACAGATTGTGGGCTACCGTAATTTAGGTGAGTTGGCTGACAAGCTGGATACATTTTCGTATCGTGTCACAAAAGAAGAAGCACTTGACTTGCCCGATAAGATATATCTTATCAGGGAAGTTGGGGTTACCGAAGAACAGCTACGTTACTATCATCAAATCAAAACGGCTGCGATGGCACTGCTGGATGATGACCAGCTTGTATCTGCCCCAGCAATTATGACCCAGCTACTGCGCTTGCAACAGGTACTGTGTGGGCATGTGATGACGGATGATGGTGACCTAGTAGAGTTCCCAACAAAGCGCATACAGGCGTTGCTAGATACCATAGACGAGATGTCAGGTAAGGTTATCATCTGGTCTCGGTTCCGCTACGACATCAAGAAGATTGTATCTGAACTGTCCAAGGTTCATGGATCGAGTTCCGTCGTCAGTTATTTTGGGGACACCAGCGATGCAGATAGGGCGGAGGCCATCAAGCAGTTTCAGTTTGGTGAAGCTAGGTTCTTCGTTGCGAATCCGCAGACAGCGGGTTATGGCCTGACGTTAACGGCGGCAACTAATGTAATCTATTACGCCAATGATTTTAATCTTGAGACACGGGTTCAGTCTGAGGATCGTGCACATCGGATTGGTCAGCATCATCCTGTGACGTATGTTGACCTGATGACAAAGGGCACGGTTGATGTTCATATCGTGAAGTCTCTTCGCAATAAGATTGATCTGTCCGCCAAGACGCTCGGTGAAGAAGCCCGTCAATGGTTGGAATTTGACCCCCGTCGAAGTGACGGTTAGATGCTTGCTGTTCTGCGTAAGCTGTAGGATTGGATAACTGATATGGATACAACGCACACTTGCCTGTTTCAAGGTCAACGTACAACAGGCGTACACCCAGTTTTCTTTGCTCAGGTTTTAGCACACGGGATATTATCGTTCCGTTGGCTCTGCGACCAGCAACCTTTACGTCAAAGAAAAAAGTCTCCCCTTTCGGAGAGACAGCAATCAGGTCTATCGGGCCTTGTTCTACCCAAGGGAAGTAGATATAGCAATCCTGTTGTAGTAGCCATGCGGCGGCAAGCAGTTCACCCGCTCCGCCATCACGGGCTTTCTGATGTGGTCTCATTTTTTTATTGACCCCCCGGTACAACATGAGATAATATAAACAATAACAGAGAAATAAGAAGGTTGCAAACAATGGATACCACTAAGTGGAAGTCGATAGCGATTGAGGTTCACATGTACGATAGTCTAAAAGAACGTGCGAAGAAGAATCACAGAAGCGTCAGCAAAGAAGTTACACACATACTGGAAGAAGTATTAGCGCAACAAGAACAAAAAGAAAAAGAAGTTGCTTGACATACCCACGGAGAGCGGGTTAAGACTCTCCACCACACCCGAAGGGGTTAAACTTTAACGTAGAAAGTACAGGAGAATGTACGATGAGCGATGTGTTTTCGCTATTTGATGAGGAAGTCGATGCCTCTAAGTTCGACAAAGTAGACGGTGAGAAGGGCAGCACTCTGTCCAACCTCATCCGTCAGTCCATGGAGATTGATGAGAAGATTGCCGAAGCAGAGCAATACCTCAAGGATCTCAAGTTCAAAAAACGTAAGGTGAATGAAGAAGACATACCCAACCTGATGCAGGAGATGGGCATGGATTCGGTTACTGTGGATGGCAACAAGGTCAGCCTTCGCCAGTTTGTTCACGCTCGTATCCCAGAAGAAAAGAAAGATGAAGCCTACACATGGCTTCGGTCTATCGGTGAGGGGGACATCATTAAGAATGATGTCACAGTGTCTTTCGCCGCAGGTCAGGACAACATGGCAGGTTCTGTCATGGAAGACCTTCGTGGTCAGTATGGTCTTGAGCCAGCACAGAAGACACACGTCCACCCACAGACGCTAAAGGCGTGGGTCAAAGGCCGCATTGAAGCGGGACAAGAAATCGACTTTGATACCTTCGGTGTATACGTCGGAACAGAAGCCAAGATAACAAGGAGTTAAAGATGGCTGAAGCAGTAGCAAAAAAAGAAAGCACAGCAGTTGCTAATATCATGGATGATCTGTACGAAGCGGCAGGTCAAGGCATGGAAACAATCACCGCAGATGATATGCAGATTCCGTTCCTGCGTATCCTGCAACCACTATCACCACAGTTGATTAAGACTGATGCCAAGTTCATCAAAGGTGCTTCGGCTGGTGATATATTCAACACCGTTACTGGTGATTACTGGGAAGCTGATGCTGGTATTAACGTACTGATGTGTGCGTTCACCACTAAGTTTCTTGAGTTCCAGTTGCGTGAGAACGGTGGCGGATTTATGGGTGAGTTAGACCCAAACAATCCTGACCTTCGCAAGACCAATCGTGTAGGTGCGAATGAGTTGCTACCGAATGGTAACGAACTTGTACGTTCAGCACAGTTCCTTGTGCTTGCGTATGATGAGAACGGTATGACTAGCCAGATGATCTGTGATATGAAAAAGACACAGATGAAAGTGGCGAAGCAGTGGAACACACGTCGTGCTGGGCTGAAGATCATGCACCCAAGCAAGGGACTGTTTAACCCACCAATGTGGGCAGTGCCATGGAAGCTGACTTCTATTCAGGAATCCAACGACAAAGGTTCGTGGTTCAACTTTGCAGTACAACAGCTTGAGATGGAGAGCGTACCGATGGCCGCGCTTCAGGAATCAAGGGACTTGTATAATTCTTACCGTCAGGGCGAGATTAAAATGAGTGCAGGTACGTCTGAAGAAACAACGGCAACAACCGTAGACGATACTGAAATCCCATTTTAACCAGTTGGGGGCGGGGGTTTTTATCACGTTATCCCTCGTCCCCTACCTCTTGCCCGGAGTGAGTTATGAACCAAGCTACACGGTTCATGGCGGCGTTTGAAGGCTTCAGTGCCGCACATGGACAGACACAAATCACAGATGAAAGACGAGCCGGAAAGCAAAAGGCAAAGTCATACATCGTAAGGAAGCCACTAACCATAGAGTTAATCGTGGGGCATCTTGAAGGTAAGCACGGGGTAGGTTCTATCCCTATTAACGAAAGCAACCAATGTAAGTTTGGTGCGCTTGACATTGACCAGTACCCGCTTGACCTCAAGGCACTAGACAAGAAGTTGCGTGACAATGACATACCCGCAGTGGTGTGTCGGTCAAAGTCTGGTGGTGCACACATATTCTTTTTCTTCACAGAGTTTTTTAGCGCAGGAGTTTTCCGTGACAAAGCTACAGAAATTGCTGCCTTTCTTGGCTACGGTGGGTGCGAGATATTCCCGAAGCAGGAAGAGGTTCTCGTCGAGCGTGGCGATGTTGGCAACTTTATTAACCTTCCGTACTTTGATACGGAACAGACAATGCGCTACGCTGTTAAACAAGACGGCGGCGAAGCGGAGTTAGAAGAGTTCCTTGACCTTGTAGACGCAAGAAGAACAACACCAGATGCTTTTGCTGAACTACAGCTTGGCGAACCAGTCGATGAGTTTAAGGACTGGGCACCATGCCTGTCCACTATCTTCAGCCAAGGTGTACCAGAAGGCACACGCAACACAGTTATGTTTGCCGCATGCGTAGGCTGTAAGAAAGAACAGGTCGAAACATGGAAGCAACGACTAGAAGAAATCAACACCAAATATTGTAAGCCATCCCTGCCAGCGTCAGAGATTGTGACTATACAAAATCAGCACGACAAGAAAGAGTACGGCTTTCCCTGTGATCAGGAGCCACTCAAGTCTTTCTGCAACAAGAGCCTGTGCAAGACTAAGAAGTTTGGTATCGGCAGTCATGCTAAACATGTAGAGATTACGGGCTTGTGTGTTGTGAAGTCAGAGCCTCCTGTCTGGTTCTGCGACGTGGGGGGTCAGCGTGTTGAACTAACAACTGATGACCTACAAACATCACAGCGTTTTCAGAAGGCATGCATGGAACAGATACATACCATGCCACCAATGATGAAGACAGCAGACTGGCAAGAGATTGTGTCTATGCTGATGACGGACATGAGTGAGATAGATGTACCGGAGGAACTGACATACAAAGGTCAGTTTATGGACTTGCTTGAAGCCTTTTGTGATGGTCGTATGCAAGCACAGACGGAAGAAGAAATATCACTTGGTAAGCCTTACACAGATGAGATAGACGGGCTTACTTATTTCAAACTCGAAGCGTTGATGAAGTACCTAAAGAATCAAAAGTTTGACAGTTACAGCCGGGGACAGATTCAGGAACGTCTTAAAGAATTAAATAGCGGCGGGGCAGCAAACGGACAAAAAAGATTTAAGACAACTAAGGGAGACTGGAAAAGCGCGAGGGTTTGGTGGGTGCCTGCGTTTAATGCTGAGGTCCAAGTACCGAGTATCGAGGTCGAAAGTGAGGTGCCGCTCTAATGCAGACCACAATCTTTGGGCCACCTGGTACAGGCAAACCAACCACAATGATTAACATCGTCAAGAAAGAGATTGAGGATGGTACTAGGCCGGAGGACATAGCGTTTGTGTCCTTCAGCCGTAAAGCTGCGGACGAGGCTCGTGATCGTGCCGCATCTGACTTGAACATGAGTGCGGATCAAATGGTCTGGTTCAGGACACTGCACTCAATGGCGTTTCAATACTTGGGCATGAGCAGACAAAGAGTATTGAGAGGCACTGACTTCACGCAACTTGGTAACATGTTGGGGCTAGAGTTTTCTTCTAATGCATCTATTCGCATGGAAGACGGGCAACTCTTCTCACCGGGCAAGGGAGGGGATTCCTATCTGTCCATGATACAGTTAGCAAGGGTGCGTGGGGTCAGCCTAGAGCAGCAGTTCAGCGACACGAACAATAGAACCCTACATTATCAGCAACTGAGGCTGGTACATGAAGTGCTTGAGTCATACAAGAAGGACACAGGCAAGGTTGACTTCGTTGATATGATAGAACAGTTCATTCATCACGGCGAAGGGCCAAGGCTAGAGGTACTTATAGTTGATGAGGCGCAGGACTTAGCCCCGTTACAGTGGCGCATGGTTCACGAGGTACTAAAGCCACGGGCAAAACGTATCTATTTCGCAGGTGATGATGATCAGTGTATCTATTCTTGGATGGGTGTTGATGTGAGAGATTTCCTTAACGCATCAGACCATAAGACAGTGTTAGATAAATCATATCGCTTGCCGCAAAACATATATAACATAGCGGATTCTCTGGTAAAACGAGTGGTTGTTCGCCAGCCAAAAGTGTGGTCTCCTGTAAGTGATGCTGGGCATGTCGTCTGGCATCATGACATCATGGACCTTAACCTTCACGCTGGCGAGTGGCTGATCCTTGCTCGAACAAACTACATTGCAAACAAGATTGCAGCAGATCTCAAAGAACAGGGCTATCTGTTCTGGCGTGAAGGTTCTGGTTGGTCCATTTCCCCAAATGTATTAACAGGAATAGAGGTGTGGCTAAAACTATGCAAAGGTTTGACATTGACTGCGGCGGAACTGAAGACGTTATCTACCTTATTGAAGTCGGACATCGTGACGAAATCTGGAAGGAAGAACCTAGCAAACCTAGACAGCGAAGTACCTTACACTCTCGACGACATAAAAGAGAACTTTTCTACGAACGTCAGCGCAGAAACGCCATGGCACGATGCGCTGAAAGTTTCGGAGAGGGAGAGAATATACATTACATCTGTCCGCAGGATGGGCGAGAAGATTCTGACCAGCAAGCCGAGGATCAAGATATCGACGATTCACAAGGCAAAGGGTGGGGAAGCTGACAATGTAGCCCTGCTACTAGATACCTCAAGAGCATGTGCTGAAAGTCTAGATCAGGACAGCGAGATTCGCACGTTCTACGTCGGGATAACTCGCGCCAAAAAAGCCCTGCACATTATCGAACCAAAGACAAAGTATGGATTCCTACTATGAAAGATAGAAAATATTTTTTAGACACAGCCGAGCAGTTGATCAACGGACCGAGGGCCAAGGAATACGGTCCAGCCAAGATGAACCATGAACGTATTGCAAAGATATGGGGCATCATACTTAACTGTGAGATTACACCGGAGGAAGTGGTAGCCTGTATGGTAGGGCTAAAGCTGGCAAGACTAGCAGAAGATATATCCAAGGACGATTCGTGGGTAGACATCATTGGGTACGCCGCATTAGGTGGGGAGATAATAAACGATGAAGACGTGGAATGAACAAAGGGGCTA